TCCAAACGCACCGTGGGCTACGGCCACCTCTGCGTGGAGGACCACTGGGAGGACGGAAAAAAATACGACAAGGAATATCTGGAAGAGATTCTGGAAAAGGACTTGCAGTCAGCGGTCAATCAGACGCATGAGATGTGCAAGGACCTGAAGATTTCGGATGATGCAAAGACCGTCATCTGTGAGCAGATTTTTCAGCTTGGGGGGAGAGGAGTTTCCAAGTTTAGAAAAATGTGGGCCGCGCTTCGAGAGGATCCGCCGAATTATTTCGAAGCGCACGTCCAAATGCTGGATTCACGCTGGGCCAAACAGACGCCTGCGCGCGCGACGGAGATGGCAGAACAAATGCAGAACAGTGGGTAGTCATGGCAGGCATAGAGGATTTAAAACTTTGGCGCACGGAACCATTCCGTAGCACTTTTCAGCAATTTTATAACAAGCCTGGTTTAGAATGGAAAGAACCTATTCAAGGAAGATGGTTTGCCACTGAGCCTTTTTATGATTGGCTTGGTCCTGAGACTATAATAAAAGAATTAGACACCAAATTTCCAATTAATATGTATGACGAAACAGGTCATATAACGGTTCCTGGTGAAGGATTCACCATGAAAAATGTAAAGAGCGCAACTGATCTTGCAAAAGAAAAAGCAATTCTTGAGAAATGGCTGCCCTATGGCCCAGATTCAGGTCCTTTTGATCAGACAAAGATAACTAATAGATTGGATCTTGAAAAATTCAGGGAATGGAAAAGAAATTATTTTGATAAAATTAAAAAAACGACCTTTGGGCCACATCGAATAGAAGCTTTAAATGTACCCGGAACAGATATACCTGAGAGTCATTTAGTAGGAAGATATACATCTAATCCCCTTGTAACTTATCCAAGACAAAAAGACGTATTAAACGCTTATCTGTCATTTGAAACTCCAATGACAGAGTTTGAAAAAGGGGTAACTTCAAGATTAAAGAGGGGCTGGCCTCCTTTTAATGAAATAACCCCACCACAAGAAATTGCCAATAAAGCTAAGATTAATCTATTGGAATCCTTCAAGCAAAATTTTAGGGACTATGATTTTGCCGATGTTAACTATGTTAAAAACAGAATAGCAGGTTTAAAATTAAAAGGTATTCATTTTCCAAAGAGCAAGTGGGAAAACATAAAACGCATTCCCCACAAGGCTGCCGACATATTTCAGCGGTACAGAGCGGGAGAGCCCATCAAGTCAGGCATACCGTGGAGCACCGTAGGAAGAAGCATATTAAACAATCCACTGACGAGGTTCGTCGGAGGGGCTGGAAACGTGGCGCTGGGTGGTCAAGCTTTATTGGATATTGGTACAGGATCCCAGCATACAAAAAATATGATGACAGATATAAACAGGTTCGCCGGCGTTCCAGTGGACAGGCAGGGAAATGTCATCCAGAGCAACCGCGTGTATGAGAATCTTCAGAACGTGGCGCAGAGGGACGTGCTCAATCCAAATGAAATGAGGGGGGTGACCTCCTTTGACACCACGCGATACAATCCTCGTGAAATGAACACTGGCGGAATCGCCTCGCTGAGGTAGCCGTGTACGGAATACTCAACCTGCTCTTAAGAAAAATGGGACGCCCGGCGATGAGGCGCGTCCTTGAGATCATAAAGAAACACCCGGAGGCGCGTCCGGTGAGGAACCTGAAAAATCCCATCTTTGACGAGCAGTCACGACTTAACAACGCCGTTAACCTGGCTGAAGGATCCGAGCGATGGCTGGATCCATACCCCGGAACCTTCATGAACTACGTAAGGCACAAGGTCCCTGATCGTAAGATGTTCAAGGACGTCGCGAACTATTACCGACTGAACCCCGAGAAGAGGGCCGTGATGGACGAGTGGCACCAGGAGATGGGAAGCAAGGGAGAATGGTCGACGGGTTTCATGGACAACATGATCCAGGACGCAATCCGCGCGATGGCAGGAAAGAATTTAAAGACGCGTGGCCCTACCGAGCATGAGAAATACCTCCTCGCCCTTCTGAGGCAGAAGCGGCAGGAAGCGAACAAGGGGGCGAAGATCCTCCCGTTCAGGAGACCGGAGTAATGTGGAGAGGACTTGCATCACTACTGGCCAAGCTTGCGGCTAGAAACAGGAAAAACATAAGACTATACCGTTCAGAACCCTTACCTTCTTCCGGGGATCCTAATTTTAGATATTTACCTGGAGATGAAAGAGCATTTGGACATCACTTTGGTCAATGGTTTACTCCGGACAAAGAATTTGTTAAATGGTTTCCGGGTCTGTCCCCTGATGCCAGCAGAGGAATTAAAAGCATAGTAATACCTAGAAAAGATTTACAAAAATATAGTGCTGTTAATGCAGCTAAGGATATAGATCCCAACATTTTGACAGGTAATAAGTCGGCCTTCAATCTTGTGGACGACGTTGGGGAAGTTATTCTTCCTCCTGAATTAGCAATGAAAGCTAAGTATAATTTTTTTGATTCTTTACGATATTTATTTGAAACACCTCATATCAGTGCAAAAGAGAGGGCGTGGCATGGTGCAGGACGCTCTACGGATTGGGTAAAGGACAAAATTAAACTTGAAAAACAGAAGCCTCAACTGGGATTAAAGAGACTTTTTGAACTGTTAAAATTAAAAGCACAGGGTAAAAAGAGTGGCGGAATCGTTTCACTTATGCTATAATGCACCGTGCAATTAATAAAGAAATATAATTACGCAGATCTAAAACGGGAAGACGGGGATGTAAGATTATACCTTACACCGGATGGCGAGAGCCTACCCTCCGTCACCTCTGTCCTCAACAAGACGAAGGACAAGTCATTCCTGAAAAAGTGGCGTGAAAAAGTTGGTGAGAAAAAAGCCGAGAAAATAATTCGGGATTCCACCCAGATTGGAACCGCTCTCCACCTATATATAGAACGTTTTGTGAACGGAAAGAAATACAAGGATATGACTAAAATAGGGAAGAAAGCCGAGGAAATGGCGAAAAAGATCATTGAAAAGGCCTTCCCTGACATCACTGACGTGTGGGGGTCGGAGGTTCACCTCTACTATCCCAAAAAGTACGCGGGGACGACGGATCTAGTCGGTCTTTACAAGGGAAAACCCGCAATCGTCGATTTTAAGCAGTCTAACAGGCCCAAGAAGCGCGAGTGGGTGCAGGACTACCTCATGCAGCTTGCGGCGTATGCCCAGGCTCATAACAAGCTTTTTGGCACGGACATCAATCAGGGGGTCATTTTAATGTGCTCCCGTGACCTTACATTTCAGCGATTCGAGCTGGAAGGGGCCAATTTCAAGCGTGCCTGCGATACCTTCATGAAAAAACTTGACTTATACCTACAGACTCTTATATAATACATACAGGACGCCGTAATGGGTCCTACTAAATCTTGCTTAACAGGAGGTAATTATGAACGAGCTAGATATTATTCGAAACCATTTTCTTGGTTTCCACAACGACTTTTTTGACAGTTTCAGAAGAGTATCAACTTATCCACCATACAATATAAAAGAAAAAGATGACATTGGTGTCATTGAATTCGCTGTGGCTGGGTTCGCTGAGAAAGATCTGAAAGTTGAGGTTAAAGATCAAACCTTGCATGTTTATGGGTGCAAGGAAGAAAAGAAATCAGAAGATTTTTACCACAAAGGAATATCGGATAGAACTTTCCAAAAAAGTTTCCGTCTTCACGAACATATTATTGTTAATGGGGCAGAGCTAAAGGATGGTCTTTTAAAAGTGGCATATCATCGAGATATACCAGAATCCGAGAAACCAAAACAGATAAAAATTAAATCCAAGTAATAAGTTCTTCACCGCTAATTTCTTTAGCGATACTAACTTTATTCCGAAGGGATCGTATGATTTTTACATCGACGGTCCCTTTTGCCACTAAGTCTATGTAAAGAACCTTATTCATCTGCCCTATTCTATGGGCACGGTCCTCGGACTGTATTCTTTTCTCCAGATCGTAATTGTTTGAATAATAAATCACTGTGCTGGCTGCCGTGAGCGTGATTCCATATCCACCTGTCTGCGTGTTTCCAATAAAGAAGCGCACAGGAGAATTGGGGTCTTGAAAATCATTAATGCATTTTTGTCTGTCCTTGGCCAACGTTGCACCGTAGTAGGTGCAGTAGGACTTCTCTCCAAATTCCTTTTCAATCGCTTTTTTAATCTGGTTAATGTCATAGATGTAATTGGCCCATATGATGACCTTACCTGAATTTTCTCCAAGTATCTGCATAAGCTCATCGAGACGGTTGCTTTTAATGTCAATGATGTCATGATTGTCCGTGGCCATATGGCCGCAGGTAATTTGATGGAGCCTTATTAATTGTGTCAAAACATTGAAGGCTGTTGCTGACGAGCCGTTAAGGGTCGCCAAGGCATTTTCTTTCATCTGTGCGTAGGCCTTTTTCTGTTCATCCGTTAGTTCGACGTAGCGCTTTACATATACCTTATCTGGTAGGTCTAGGCAGTCTTTCTTCAATATGCGGTAGGAATGGGGCGATACCAGTTCCCCCAATTCCTTTAGGTTCTTGAATTTAAGTATCTTCTGGTAAGTATGGGTTCCTCCAGCTGCATTAGCTGTGACAATGACCGCGTAGCGAGTTCGAAATGCATAATAGCTTGATTGCTCCAATATGTAAGGATCAAGGAAATCCATCTGCGCCCACAGATCAAGTGGAGACTGTGTGACTGGAGATCCTGTTAAAATTCTTCTGTATTTTGTTTCATCACGAAGAGCGTGTATGGCCTTTGTTCTTTTTGCCTTGGGATTTTTAATGGTTGTGCTTTCATCCACAATCATCATTGACTTTCCAATTAAAAAAAGTCTTGCAAAATCTACCCCTCTCTTTGTGGAAAATGCTTCAACATTCATGACCATTATTTTAAGCTCAAAATTATTGTTCATCATTGATCGTAATTCTGACATATATTTCTGGCTTGTGGATTGTGTCCATATAACCACTTTCTTTTCTATATAGTTGGGAACATGGGCGGGAATTTCCTGGTCGAACCAGGTCATATAAGCACCTTTAGGGGCAACCACTAGTAAGCGGTCTATTTTGCCTTGATTGTAAAGTATGCATGCATTATCTAATGCTATTTTAGTTTTCCCAGTGCCCATTTCCGCAAAGATAGCAAATGCTTCTTTATTCCAGCATTGTTTTAAAGCATCTCTCTGATGCTCATATGGCTTCGTTTTAAATTTATACATTCTAATTTCTAATGTTGACAAGCATTCTATCATAGTATATAATACGAGTCAAGAAATAATTTAGAAGGAGAAAGATGAATAAAAATTATCAGCAAACTGGCGGTAAAAGACTTAAAAAAGTTACATGGTCTCCAGTTGCCTATGAAAAACATAATCCCAAGTTTACTAAACGTCCAAGTTCTAAACGCGTTTTAAGAAAGATGAAAGCAGCATGATTAAGTGGCACACAGAAAAAAAAATTAGATGGCATATGGGTTTTATGCCCTTTGCAAAATTTTTCATGAGAAGACTTATTAAAAAAATTTATAAAGATGGGTACTATGATGGAGTGGCTTTTGCAAAAACCAAAAATAAAATCATCCGTGGACTTGATGATATTTCAATGACGCCCTCTCAATGGATGACTGCATTACGGCTTACCGAAAAAATAGATAATGAAGGAAGAAAAATATTATTTGTGGATGGGGTTAAAATTAAATGACAGTTTACGTTTTACAAGAGATGGGAAGAAATGTTCGTTCAGCTGAAAAGTTTGGCGATTTAAAAGTT